GTTACGAAGTCTCTTCCTCAGTGAACTGTACGTCGTAGCAGCAGCCTCCTCATAACCGGCGATGCGCAAACGCATGCCGATGTCCGAGAGAGACTGCAGATCCTCGCAGCGTTCGGCATCTATCGTGGTCTTCCAACGAACTGGAGTGACATTAACGCCATTAAAAGCGTCAACGCCACACGATTCGCGGAAGGCCCCTCGCCAGAAGGATTTTGTCCTATTGACGAGCAGACCAAATGATTCCAGATCGTCTATGACGAACTGGGCACACTCGGTCGGGATTATGATGTCATCTCCGAACACAAAAACAGCACCGGGTTGATGAAACCCGTGGTGCTGCAGTGAAGCTACACATATGGCCCAGAAGACTAGACTCTGCACAGGAAACGTAGTTGCGTTCCCCATTGGAGCGTAGCTATAGATATCCCCGACCAGATTCTTTTCAGATCCTAGTTTAGGGATTATATACTTCTGAGCTCGACAACATCCAAAGTACTTGTAATGGTCCCCAAAAAGGACTTGCACAAGTGGCTCGGATATACGGTCAGACGCTTCCTTCATATCGATCGTAGCATAACGCCGCGACCGACTTGATAGGAGAGCAATCTTACCGTTAACTGACTGATCGTCGAAATGGATATGGCCCTGTGGCCACGGTCCATACGATGTCCTGGTGCGTTGGATAACGCGCTCCAGCTCGAGACGCAAACCCTGCTGAATCCATATGGCTTCAGCGGGATGTACACAAATCAGACGCGGCCCACGGCTGTCCTTAGGGACAGCGATGAGCTTGGCGGTGATATCATCACCATGTTTCATACTATCCCAGTTGCGCAAGGCCTCCTCATTCATCATGAGAGAGAACCAATCGCTATAAGGATAGCACGATTCGATGGTGGGGTACAGATTTCGCCAACACTCTTTAGAGTTGGTGACAGCTCCGGGTCCGTGACTAGGCACTATTGCCTTGGTACGGATTTTCCAGAGAACTGATTGTACGTGTCGACGAGTTCTATCAAGAAGGGCGGGACTGACTCTTGCGAGATCAGAACCAAACTTCCCAACAGAAGAATTAGTTTCCAGAAAGGTCTGGAACGCTTTTTCAGTCGTTTTGTTGTCATGTGTAACTGAGGCCTTATAGCAGAACAGAAGAAGTTGCCGCAAGTACCGCAGTAATAATGGATCCATAACGGATCCTCCTGCGAGACGTTGCAACCCATTCGGGAAGTAGTCGAGATCAGGCTTTTGGCCTGTCTCTATACACTCCAGAATATACTTCTCTAGTTTAGGTGCTTCATTTAAACACCATTGCAGCTCACCACAAGATCCTCGTATTTCAGAGAAACCAGTAAGTTTTGCTACATCTGCTAGCAGGCTTGAATATGTATGTTCTATAACGTGCATATATACATGGAGTACCAG